CCATTTACTTATTAAGAAATAATCTTTTAAAGTATTTATACAATTTAATAATACTTCATTATTATTGTATTCAGGTAAAACTATAATTTCAAAATTAACTCCTATATTAATAATATATGCATCTCTAATCTCAATATTATCTCCAATCATTCTATATTGGGATAAATAAGTTCTTAAATTATTTTTTAATGTATTAGAAGCATAATCTAATTGGCCTGATGAATTTTGAGATAGGCAATATAAATTTAAAGTTTCAATTGTTGAAACTTGATTATCTGTTAATTTTGGTTGTTCAATATATGCTTTTGAAATTGAACCAAAATCAGAAGGCATACTTAATGCTCTTACCAAATAATCATCAGCTGTGACTGAACGTTGTTGGGATGCTACATATGCTAAAGTATTTTGGCGGATTTCTTCAGTTGTATCCCCTCCTTTCCCTCCAGAAGCTGCTTCAGGATTAGTTACTGCTAAAGAATTAAAAATATAATTTGAAGTTACTGGGTTAAGATTAATTTGGTTAAAAGTAGAAGTTGTAGTATTAAAGTTAGTTATTGTATTAGCTCCAACATTAGATAAAACTCCTCCTCCTGTTAAATATCTTACAGTTAAAACAGTATTTGAAGGTGCAATACCATAAGTATTTGTATAAAGAAAATTAGTTGGGGAATATGCTGCTGTTAATTTACTTTTTATAAAAGGTAATCCTAAACCAATATTATTAGGATTAGGAGTAATTTCTTCATCTGTATCTGAAGAATTTCCGGCGCCAAATTGGATTTGAAAATTAGTTAGGGATGTAAAACGAGTAGCAAAACGTCTTTGAATTTTTTCTAATTTTAGAATATAAGGAACTAATCCATTATTAACTACATTATTAGGATCATTTATGTTTGTGTTTATTACAGATTTATAAACCATTTCTTGGCCTAAATGATCTACTTCATACCAAACGTTCCCATCAGAATCAACAATATCTAAAACACCAATTATATTAGCAGCATTAATATTAACTGTAGAAAAAGGTTCAGGGGCATTAAATGCAAAAGTTTGAGTATTAATAGTAGCAGAAATAGCATTCCTACTTTTCTTTAAAAGAAAATATTGAGGTGAAGTTCCTGATATTTGGTATACTGAGATTTCTGTAGGGTCTTGGGAGCTTGATACAGAAAAATCTAATTTATCTTGGATTAAGAAAGAAGTACCGTTTTGGGAAGTTACTATAGCATTTTCATTTACTGTAATAGCATAATCAAAATCAGGGACAACTTCACCACTTACAGTTTTAGCAGGTAATTGTTGATATATGTCTAAAGTAACTTGAGCAACTCCTGTTGTTTTTGGTTTATAACCAAACATATATGCCAACTCAAATACATTATTAGTTTGTTGAACATATTGAACAAAATTTTCTTGAAATTGGTTATCTAAATAAAAACTTAAAACATCACCAACATATGCGGCTTGTTCCATAAATAACATTCCTGGAGATGCTGGAGAGAAGTCATTATAAGTATCTGGAAAATATGTTTGGGCATATTCAATTAAACGTTGTCGAAAATCTGAAAAATCTCGATTTATATATTTTATATCTCTTTTAATTGTAGCCATTATGTAAATTCAATTTCAAGGTTATCAGTTATATTAGTATTTATAATACTATATGAAAGTTCTATTTTGATTGTATTTTGATCTTCTATTCCTATAACATTTAAAGATTCAACTTTTATACTAGGGAAATAAACAGCAATTTTTTCTCCTACATCTTCTAAAAGAGACTCAGTATTTGCTGTTGAAATTTGTTCAAAAATAAAAGCTCTTAAACCACCACCAAAAGAAGGACTTAAGTATCTTTCTCCAGGATTTGTAAGAAAAAAGTTTATTAAATTATTTTTTATAGCATCTTTAGTTAAATAATTTGATTTAAAAACAGCAGGGCCATTAAATGGAATATCAACTCCAACAGCTTTGCTAGGATTTAAATCAATAGGGTATATTTGTTGAGAATTAAATGCCATTATTTAGAATTTAATAACCCCATAATTTGATCCATTCCTATTTCACCTGTTCCTAAATTACCATTTACAGGATCGACAGCTTGGGGTCTAAAAGGTTGAACATCATTTGATGTAAAATTTAAAGCAGTTTCTCCTAATACATCAGCATATTTTGATCTTAAATCCACAGTTGGCTGGGTGTATGTAGTTGGAGAATATGATTCTCTAACAACTGATTTAGGTGTTTTGACTGCTTCTAAAAGGATGTCTTTTAATTCCTCTTGAATTGCTTCTCTTACAGCTTCTTTAATTAATTTTTTTAATCCGTCAGTTTTCATATAATTATAAATATTTGATTAATTTGCTTTTAAATCATTTTGTTGAATATAAAATACAAGTTCATCTATTAATATCTGATCAATTGAGCTAAATGAATATTCTCCTTTTAGCATTACAACTCCCTGTTTATTTCTAGCTATAGCTCTTCTACGTTTTAAAGGTTGGGTTGTGATTTCTGTTTCAACTCCCATTTCAAATCCATTTACATTTGTAATAACAGGGTTTAATTGAAGAGATTGCTGTTGGGTTAAAGCTGTTAATTCAGCTGAAACTTGGTTTTGGTTAAGATCTCCTTCAGCACAGAACTGGGTTATAAGGTCTAAGAAATTTAAAAATGAAAGTACTTGAGTTAGTACATCTACTAATAAACCCAATATTGTAGCCAAAGCACTACTTCCCTGTTTAATTTTTCCTATATTGTTGTTTAAAAATGTTTTAACATCTTGTACGGTATTAATTACAGAAATAGGAATACCAACACCACCTATAGCTGTTGGAGTAGGTAAAACTTTTAAAACTTGGAATATAGCATCTATTGTTTGAACTGTAGTATCTGATATTTGGAGTGTTTGGGATACTCCATTAATTTTAGTTAGTACGCTATTTAATTGGTTTACTAGTTTGTTTTTTAATTCAACTATCTTTAAAAGGGCATCTTGAAAAGGACAAACAATTTGTTGTTTAATATTATCAGTCAATTGACCTCCATTAGCTTCAACTTCGGCTATTAATTCTTGAACTTTAGATAACCCATATTGGGCTACCATGTTTAAAACTAAAGGTATAACTAATTTTTTTAATTCACTTATACTTAAATTAAGTTGTTTTTGTTGAAAAAATTCAAATGTTATATCTACAGTAGCATATTTTTCAACTTGAGCATCTTTAAATGTTAAAAGTTCAGTTATTTCTTGTGCTAGATTTGATTCTAAAGGTTGAAGAGTAACAATACCTAAATCAGCTTTAACATCTTTTGTAGATGTATAAGGTGTTAATTTAAGAGAAGCAAATTTATTTTTTGAAATGTTTATTTCAAATTTTTTAGGATCAAAATCAGTATTTACTATGTCCGGTACTTTTATTTCAAATTCTCCTTTAGTATTAGTTCTAGATGGTTTTTTTAATGGACTTATTACTCTAGCTCCTTTTATTGGTTCATTTGTAGTAGAATCTACTATAACACCTTTTACAGGAATTAATTTTAATTTTTTTGGTGGCTCTGGGATTTGCGGTGGGGTAATACTTCCTGAGGGGGGGATATTAGGGATTGTAACATTAGGTAATTCTATTCCTAGGATGCTAAGGATAGATGCTATATCAATATCTAATGGATTAATATTTTCATCAGTTATACCTAATTCATCTAATGAAGGATAATATTCATTATTAACTGGGCTTCTAAATCCTAAGGTTTGGGCTTTGAATTTTAATTCAGCTTGGATTCCTTTTTTAGGATTACCAGTATAATCAGTTCCATCAACAAAAGCAGCATAATTAAGATCATATAGTTGAAAATCAATTAATTTACCCTCATAGTATATTTCAGCTTCCCATCCACTGTCTGTTTTTTTTATATCAAATCTATAAGGACCCATTATTGTACTTTAGTTGTTAATGATTTAAGATTATTACCATTTAATTGGGTTACAATATCTTCTAAAACAATTAAAACATTACCAGCAACAGCGTTATATCCTGTTTGTAAATTTCCTCCAGGCCAATTTTTTTCAACTTCTAATATTGTAGCTAAATCTTTAATAGCTTTAGTTAATTGTTTTAATAATTCAATAGTAGTATCACCTTTTAAAACAGGTTCAGTAGCATTTTTTGACCCTAACCTAATATCATTTGAACTAACATAAAATGAACTTGCATCTATATTAGCACTACCTTTAGTAGATATTCCAACAGATTTTTGAGCACTTAATAAAACACTATCTGTTTTAGCATTAATTACAATTCTATTAGAATTAAGAGCAATTTGCGGTTGGGTAAATAAACTAGGTGCTATTGGTGGGGTAGCATATGAAGAATATAATTCATTTGCTACTTTAAAATCTTGTAAACGCTGGAATGAAGTTAGATAAATTGAAGATAAGTCATTTCTAATATTTTCAGTTATAGGGATCCAACCTTCAGATGAAGCTCTTGGGGATTGGCCATTTCGTAAAATCATAATAGGGTCTCCATCATTACCACTAATAGACCAATTATTAGTTAATCCGCCTGTGGTTTTAGCTGTAGAACCTAATCGAATACTATTTCCAAAACGTCCTTCATAAATAGCATCTCCCATAAATGGAGTTAAAGGATGAATATTAGATTTTTCAATAAAAGTATTTTGTGATGGGTTTAATTTACTATTAAAATCAATTTCTATATCACCTCCAGGATTAATTCTAGGGATTCCACCTTCAGCTTGTTGGTAATCTATTTGTTGTGAAGGAAATAATTGTGATTTAGAAGCATTTGGGGAAGCATTATGGTTAGGTGCATTCCATAAATTTACTGTATTAAGGTAATAATATTGATTTTTATAAGTATTTGAAGTAGAAGTAGGGACAGGGAGAGTAAATATTAAGACTAATTCATTGATTACAGGAAAATATCTATTTTGAGGGAAAAAAGGTTTAGCTATTTTTTGAGCCCCAGAGTTATCAGATGATATTACTTCAAATGTAATAGCCCCAATAGAAGCATATTGGCCTGAGGATGGAAATAAAGGGTGTTGCTCATTTAGGATAATGTCTGTTACTCTACCTATGATATATGTTTTAGGTTTAGTAGATTTTCCTCCTGTTAAATTTTGACTAGTAGGATTTAAACCAGAACTTCCTGCTTTATAAATCATTCTTTAGGAGTAAAATTTTTAACTTCAGCTAACAATTGGGCTTTTTCTTCTTCAGTCATACCAAAATTACTATCATCAGAAGATTCAGAATTTAAAGCACGTTGAACAATAGTAGCCATTTTAATAAGTTGTTCATCATTTTTGATACCTAGTTCCATATATTCCTTAATTAAAGGAACAATTAAAGTAGCATCACCTATGTCATTAATAAGTGGTTTTAATTCACTTATAAGAGCAGAAATTTGTTCTTCTTTTTTTTTCTGGTTTTGGTATATTTCTTGGAATATATCTGAAAGTTTTTTCTTTCCGAATATATTTTTATCTAGGCTACTCATAATATATTTTGTTATAAATATTAAGTAGTAAGTTTTTTAAAATTTATATAATCATTTTCTAAATAAAAAATATAATTTTCTTTAAATATTTTTTGAAGGGTAATTGCAATTTTTGTAATTTTAGGAGTTTTAACATCTATCATTTCATGTATATAGATGTAAAGAGCTTTTTTATTAAATAGGTCTATATTATCTCTTTTTCTAAATATTTCTAAAATAGCATCTGCTATTTGAGCATCGTTTCTTTTAGGGAATATTTTATAGATATTATTTGAAACATACTCAACATATAAATCTATAAAATTAGATAATTTATCTTTTTGAGGGTTAGTTTCAAGAACATAGGAATGTTTTTCATCATGATATATATCTTCAACAGGAGATGAAGATATTTTTTTATTGTAATTTTTATCATTATAAAGTATTAACCAACGTTTTACAATTGTACCAAAATAAGAATAAGCCTTAGCCCCCTTTTCAGGATTAAAAAGATGTATCTTAGAAAGTAAAAAGATAATTATCTCATGTTGTAAGTGTTCTAAATCTTCAACTTCGGTGTGATAAAACTTAAATGTATGAATTATATTTTGAGTTAATTTGAAGAAAGCATAATGTATTTCTTCTTCATAAATTTGGTTTTTCTCAATTACATTAGAAGTGCTATTGTATTTAACAATAGCAACTTCTGTTTCTTGAGTAAAATATCTTCTTTTTTCTCTTTTTTTTTTCATTCTTGTTTTATTCGAATTACTTTGAATTCATTTAATATATCTTGTATCTGTTGGACTGATTTAAAAAAGAAACCTATTTCATCATCAGACTTAAAAGTTTCTTTACTATCAATCTCTTTAAGTTTTTTATCTGATGCTTCTATTACTCTAGAAAGTTTATCTAGGTAAGTAAGATACTCCATTAAGACATCTTCGGCTTTTTCTTGTTTTTTCATGAGGTTAAAAGTCGTAAATCCTAAAATTACAACTAATACCGACAATATACATATTATTACTATTAACATACTATAAGCTATTTAACATATTATTACTATTAACATACTATAAGCTATTTAACATATTCTTTAAACTATCACTTTTAATCGAGCCTAATGCTTTAGTTTTAGTTGATGTTTTCTTTGAAGTGTTTGGTGTTGTCCCTAAGGTAAAATTTTCTTTTTTAACCTCCACGGATTTTTTACCTTTTCTTAACTTAGGCAACCATTCACGTTCAAATTCGATGCGTGCCGCCATTAAATCTGCTTGATGTAAAATAAAGGGAAGTGAAGTTCTTGGTTTTTGTCCTGGTGTAAATGATATAAAATATTTCTTATTCCCTTCATCATATAACCCATCATGAGTCTGGATAGCAATCATCTCATTAAATGTATATTGAATACCATGAGATTGAAGTAAATATAAACCTCGATCTGGTACTGAAGCAAATGGCACACGTTCATTAAACATGTAATCTTCTCCTAATTTATCTCTACGCCATTGGTCTGTTTGAGGTAAATATGATTCTTCATCTTCTGAACCTAATTTACCTAAATCATGATTTAGAGCTGAGAATACTAATTCTTCAATAGTAAAAGTAGACATGTCACACCCTTCACTATCCCATAACTCAGCTTGCTTAATAGCACACCGGATAACTCGTAAAACATGTTCTACATATCCTCCAGGAAAAGCATTATGATATTCTTTTTTATGCGATGCAGGCATTAACATTAAACGATCAGAATATTGTTCATAAAATTCTAATAATTTTTCTTTACGAGGGGATGAAATATGCTCATCAATGTAAGACATTAAGTCATCCCAATTTTCTTGGATTTGTTCTGCTGTTAGATTCATAACTTATTTGGTTTTTGATTAATTTTCTCTTTCAACAATGTTTTGAAGATCATCTAATAACTCATGAAGTTGTTTCATAGCATCAGAAATCTCTTCTTTTGTCCCGGTGCCCATAGTTTGTCTTAAAACTCTAAGGCGTGCTTGTAAGGATTGAATCCTTCTCAAAGCTAATTCTTTATTTCTCATATGATTATTTATTATAACAGGGATATTCATTACCCCACTTTCTACTAACTGTCTTTCTATCTGTCTATCTTTATGTCTTACTAACTGTCTTTCTTTATACCCGTATAGCTAATATACGTTAATTAGTCTTCAACAGCCAAATAATTTTGAATAAAATCTTGAACTTCTTTTAAAAAAGCGCATTTTTCATATTCTTCTTGTTCTTCAAAATAATTTATAGATAATTTAACTGAAGTTAAAAGATTCTCATTTGATGCTTTTTTTAAATCTTTAATCCACTCTTTATCATCCCATTTGATTTGACTTATCCAAAACCAACCTCTATTATACATCATAAACTCTCCCGCTAAATCAACTTGAGTTATATCTAAAGTTTCATCGGCTTGAGAAAAAAAGTTTATGATTGATTTTTTAAAAGATAAACCATTAAGAATAAGTCTTTCAAAAATTTTTATTTTATAATAAGGACTATCTTTAAAACCTTCTAAATCTTTTTTAGAATACCCAACTTCAGGATTAGTATTAAAAAAACTAAAAAACTTATCTAAATCCATTATATTAAAATTAATTTAAAGAGTTTAATCTCCACTCTATTTCTTGGATTTTACGCTCTATATCTAAAATATCTTGTTTTAAATTTTCATATAATTTAATAGGATTAACAAAATCCGGATTTGATGGGTGGTAACCCCAAACTTCATCTTTAAGATTTGAAAGAGCAAACAAGTGGTTTTGTATATCTGCTAGTTCATGTTTTAATTTTTCCTTCTCGCCCATAATATTTACTGCTTATTACAACTATCCTAATATCCGTATATACCACCCCTACATCAAATCTTCACTAATACATATTAAAGATACCTATGCCCCAACAATGTAATAGCTTCTTTTACCTCATCCACAGTTATTTGGAAAAATTCCCTATCAGTATTTATACGGTAATTTTTTAAATACCTATGAAGCTCAATTTCTAAAGCGTGAGCATTAAAGCATTTAAACGCATAAGCAACACTAAATTCAAGAGGCACACCAGTTGCACGAGAAACTTGTTTAGCGCGTTTATCCGGCGTCTTATCAGTGAATCCTATTTTAACCAAATTTGGCATAGTTTTGTTAGTCAAAACATATATCCACGAATCGCCATCACCATCTCTATTTAAATAAAGATTTTTTCTTCTAGCAGTGTAATAAGTAACTATATCCCACTCTGGGTCCTTTTCATCAGGCGTGAGTGTAAAGAATACAGGCTCCGATCCTGTAAAGTCTTCGAGTACTGGGATATAGTTGTATGCTTCGGATTCGCTAATGCGTTTCATAAATTATTTCTTATGGGATATAATTGTTATTATACCTATAACCATTGCTATTATGCCAACTAATGTTAATGGTATCCATAACGGTGAAGTTACCCACCACCATGACCACTGCGCTACGGGTCCTACTTCGGCTAATTTAAGTGTTAAAAATATTAGGAATAATATTGTTCCTAGACCTAGTCCGTTTGATCTTGTTTTTTTATCGCTCATATTTATTTATTTTCTGGGTACTTAGTATAATATTCTTCTTCTGTCATGTAAATTGCTTCATGGACTCTTTTTGTGAGTTCTTTAAGGCTTCTTTTTCTAGCATTTACAAATAGTAGAAACAAACTAGCTGTGATTACTACAAATGAAAGAATATCCATGTCTACAATTCCTAATACTGCTAGTGTTGATTCACCAAAACCAATAAGCATTAATACGATAATTAAGAAATCAATTTGGCGGATTTCTTTTTCTAGTTGCTGTGCTTTTTCTTTGTTGCTCATGACCTTTATTTTTTAATTATTAATTTCTTTGAATATACGAAACCAATTTAGTATATACAAATATATTTGTTTCAAGGGTAAAGAATTTTTAAAGATCTTTCTTTTGTGGTTTTTGGGTTTTGGGAAGGTTTGTAATTTTGAAATTTGAGTATATAGTTATATATTAGTCGGCGTGTAAAGGTCGTTTTCGAGTTATAAATACATCACATTCCTCCCAACACACCCATATCCCGTACATTGACAGTAACGCGTATGGGGGTATAATATACCTAGTACCATATATATACCGTATACCGTATGCGGTAAGATGATAGAAGTGGGTCCTTACGGACCCACCTTTATTAGAAGTAAAATTCTATAATGATAAATTCCCTTCTTCAGCTTTGTAATTCATAAATTCCGCATATGGGTCTTCTGAATTATCAATTGCTCTCACTATGTCACCTTTCAAATAAGTGACATCCATCACATTTAACTTACTTGTTTCATACCCCATTGCTTTTAAAAAATCCATTACAGCAATAAATTGATCAATGTTACTTACTTCCTTTACTTTCTCTAAATTTTTCATAACCGCTATTTTTAATTATACTTAAATATACGTAATAATTTTTAACACTTATATTCCTAACCAATCAATGTTAACAACCAATATTTAACACCTACTACTCCTGCTGCCAATAATAAACATACTAAAACTTCCATAACTATCATTTTTTAATTTATATTAATATACGTAACAGCAAGTGCGGTTATTACTCCTTTATAGTGTGTTTAAGGTACTTTCCATTGTCAAACCAATAAAATGCTAAGCGTCCATCTTCAAGTTGTAATGTTATTACTGCTTGATCTAAATTGCCATCTATGTTTTGAATAGATGTTTTATTCTTTCTAATAAATTTGTCCGTGCTCATGGTCCCCAAAAGCCCGCTATGCGGGCTCCTAGAGTGTATATTTAAAATAACCGGTTATGAAGCGGTCTCATTAATTACTACTTTTGCTGGTCGGCCTCGTTTTACTACTCCACCATTAGCTGCTTTCTTAGCCTCCAACTCGGCTAAGCGTTTCTGGCGGGCACTGTCTCCACTTACTGGTCTCCCTTTTTTCAACTCACCATTTGCTCTTTTTGTTTCCAATTCAATCAATCTCATTTGGCGGTTACTACTTTCATTCACTGGTCGGCCTCGTTTCAACTCACCATTCGCTCTCTTAGCTTCCAACTCAGCTATCCTTACCTGACGAACACTATTTGGATCAACTGGTCGGCCTCGTTTGCCTGTTGTCTCTGGCTTGCTCATTCCAGCCAACATTTCTTCTAATACAACACTCTTCATTGAATGTGCTTTTGTAATTCCTGCGGCTACTGCCTTTGCTACTAACTCTTTTCTTTCCATAACTGTTATTTTTAATTATACTTAAATATACGTAACTAAATTTATTACTTATTATCCTCGTTTAATTTTGCTAAACATTCTTCACAACCAACCTCTTCTATACCTTCACGCTTAGCATGGTTAGTACTTAATGCTGGTGTCCCGCATAAATTGCCTGTACCTGATTTATAAGCATGGGCTGTGTTACTCCAAACATTACCCCAATTTCCAAAAATCATAAATTCGTTCCCTAATTCTTTAATGTGTACTTTTTTCATAACCTATTTATTTTTTAATTTATTTAAATATACGTAACTAAATTTTAAAATCTATGTCCTAACATATAATTATTAATATAAAAATCTAACTCACTACCTCTACAAATATCATATCCTGTTTTGGCTTTGTCATTATTTCGCTTAGCATATTCCTCTAACGCGTCATACACTTCATTTATTAAAATTGTCTTCCACTGTGATAAATGTTGAGTTTGAATTTCAATTCCCTCCTCAATAGTGAATGCTTTTCTTTCCATAACCTTTTTTATTTAAATATACGTAACAATTTTTATGAAATATTATCCTGACTAATTAAAATCTATCATGTATAAAGTTAGTATAGCTAATTCCCCATCTGTAAATTGCCTTCTTCCTTCTTCAATACAATCCCTCATCTGATAAGCCACTATAGCTTTTACATCTTGCCCTGTTGTTATTCCTGCCATGGCTCTCCTAATAGCAAGTTTGTACTTGCTTTCTAATATAATCTCGTTCATGTAAAGTAATTTAACTTATAACCTTTATTTTTCTTTAAATATACGTAACTAATTTTATTGGTGGTGATCCTCTAAAAATCTTTCTCAATCATTCCATCAATCTTCCCCTTCAATTCTATTAACAATTCAGATGTTAGCTTTCCCTCGTCAGCCAGTCCCTGGTTCATTATGTTAATCAATTCCTGTAGTACTAAATGCTTTTCTTCTTTTAAACTCATAACCTTTATTTTTATTTAAATATACGTAAAACTTCTAATACTTTTTAATCCCTTTCAAGCAGAACCAATGCTTCGTTCTGATTGGTTCTTATGCTTGTCTTTTCGTGTGTATTTCTTTTTATTTCTATACACGTTCGGCCTTGTGGCCTGGTTTATTTCATGTTGGGTTATTTGTATTGTCTTCATTTTAATCTCTTTTATTCTAAATATACAAAAACCTTTTAATAGTTTTTAATCCTCTTCAGGCTCAATAAACTCAGCATGTTCATAACAACCGCTACATATTCCAGTATCGTCTAACCATTCAGGCATTCCACAGCAATCACTTTCCATAATCTTTTTTTTCTTTTAATATACGTAAAATTTCTAATAATTTTTGGTCCCTTTCTAACCTTTTTTTGGTCCTTTTCTAACCATTTTTGTTCTTTCCCCCCGTCTCCCCCGCAAGGGGGCGTGGGGGGTGTATATACTTTTGTTCCTCTTTAGAGGGGGGGCGTTTGCGACACATAAGGGTCCCCTCCCTTCTAT